ACCAAAGGGTTAGTATAAGAGTACGCGCAAGTAATAATTGTTGCCGCTGAGGCGATAACAACGAGGACGACGAGCGCACGTAAACACTTTACCAACTAGCTACGATGCCTGATTTTGCATCTCTTAGCCGGCTAGGTAGTATTAACGGCGCACAATTTAACGCCAACTCCGCAGCCGGTAACTACGAGCGTGAAAACGCTAATTTCCTGAAAATTTTTAGTGGTGAGGTTCTCACTACGTTCGAGCGTGAGACGGTCTTCAAAGACCTGACCATGAAGCGTTCGATTCAATCTGGCCGCTCGGCTAGCTTCCCCATTACGGGTCGTTTCTCCAGCCGCTACCATCGCCCTGGCGATTGGATTACTGGCCAAGGTAACAAAGGAATGATCGGTGAAAAGATCATCACCATTGACGATCTTCTGATTGCCGACGCTTCGATCTATGACCTCGACGAGGCCAAACTGCATTGGGACGTGAGGAGCATCTACAGCCAAGAATTGGGCCGCGCTCTGGCTCGTGCATACGACCAGCGCCTTGCTCGTACTCTGCTGTCTGCTTCTGAGTCTGACGGTCGTGTTAACGACTGGGATGAGAAGACTTTCCAAACTGCAGGCGGTACTGTTTCTTCTGTTGCTACTAACGGCACCGTTACCCTCAGCGCAAACTTTGCAACCGCTGAACTGGGTAGCTTCGCTGTTGGCACCACCATCTACGGTGAAGACTCCGGTGCTTACGGCATCATCACCACTGCTCCTACTAACGGCGCTGCTACCTTTGTCATCAACCCTGTTGGTGCTATCGGTACTGGCTCTAACGCCACCTTCACTGTTGGTGAGCGTCTGTTTGTTATCGGCACTATGCCTGGTGGTACTTCTCTCACCGGTATTGACCTGAACGGTGCTGCTAACCGCAACGCCCGTGGTGATCTGATTATCGACAACCTGTACAATGCTTGCCAGGTTCTCGACGAAAAAGATGCCCCTAAAGAGGGACGTGTTTGCGTTCTTTCGCCAGGCGCATATTATGACGTGCTCGCTTCTGATCGCGCTATCAGTGTTGACTTCAATGGCAACGATGGCCGTAACGGCAGCTTCGCTGAAAACCGCGTCGCTTCTGCTGCTGGCTTCAAGCTGATCACCTCCAACCACCTGGGCGTTAACAGCTACACCAACGGTCAAACCTACTCTGGTCTGGCTAACCAAGCTGCTACTACCCGTGGTGAGCGTCCTAACTACGTCAACGGCCGCGACGGTTCTGACGGTCGTGTTCAGGATGGCTACAACGACTACTGGCAAGATGAGCAGGGTAACACCTCCTCCATCGCTAACGCCTTCGGTCTGTGCTTCACCAAGGAAGCTGTCGGTACTGTGTCTCTGAAGGACGTGTCCATGCAGATGACTGGTTCTGAGTACAAAGCCATGACTCAGAGCACCATGATGGTTGCCTCTTACGCTGTGGGCCACGGTGTCCTGCGTCCTGAGTGCTGCGTCAGCCTGCTGCACGACGGCAATCCCTATTGATAAAATTTATTTGTCAATAACCAATACAATGGGGGAAGCAGTAATTTGTTTCCCCCTTTTTTTGTTGGCATAATGACTACAAGCAAACTTTCAGCAGTTAACACGCTGCTATCAATTATTGGTGAGGCTCCAGTCAACTCTCTCACCGCTCCTTTGACTGGAGATGCAAGCTTGGCGGAGCGGACACTTGATGAAGTAAGCCGTGAAGTCCAAGGCGCAGGTTGGTCTTGGAACACAATGCTTTATGACACAATTCCTCTGGACGCTAGTACAGGCCAATCCCAACTTCCCAGCAACACCCTGGCAGTACGATTTAACCCGATTTCTTATCCGTCACAACGGTTTGTTCTTCGGGGCCTTAGGCTTTTTGATCGCGTTAAAAATAGCTTTGATTTGAGAGGCAGCCTTGGTGTCTCTATTACTGGCGGAAACAGTGACCTTGTAGCAGAGATTGTTGAAGAACTGGATTGGGACAGTGTTCCAGAAACAGGCCGTCGCTACATTATGATCCGCGCTGGTCGAATGTTTGCAAACCGTGCTGTTACTTCTGCGTCTATTGAAACCTACACTTCAGAAGACGAAGCACGAGCCTTGCAAATCTTGAAGCGCACAGAAGATATGGCACAAAATTATAACTACATTAGTGGTCCCGATGATCTATATGGCGGTCGCGTTATGACTACTTTTGGTCCTGATATTCTTTCTCGCTAATGTCTAGAGAACTTTATAGCCAAGTTATTGGCCCACTTAACAAAGGCGTGAACCAACAGGCTGACAGTTTTGTGCTGCCAGGCTTTGCAAAAGTTCTTGAAAACGCCAACTGTGACCTTGTTGAAGGTCTTAAAAAACGATTAGGTTCTGTGCCTCTACGGCAAATTGATAACCTCACACAAAACGCTGGAGGCCAATCTCTTACTGCTCCACTCAAGTGGAATGAAGCTTGGGTGTTTGTTTACAACCGCAGTACAGACGAACGGTTTGTGTTGATGGTTGTTGATGACAGCCGTACTATTACTAGAACTGGTAACACTACAAACAACTCAAACGTTGTAGCCAGTCTCAGTAGTGCTACTGATGTTTTTGTAGGAGCTACTGTTACTGGTACTGGTATCCCAGCTAATACAACAATCTCTAGTATTAGTGGTACAACCATTACGTTAAGTAATAACGCAACAGCATCAAACACAGGCACAACTCTAACTATCACGTCTTCGCTGACGTTTGTTACTGGTGTTTCTAACGTTGAACCAATCACTGGTACAATTCCGTCAGTGTTGCCTGTAGAGCAAACCTTTGCAAACGTTACTACTGCAAACTTAAATTACTTGCGTGGCTCTGGTAGAGCAAAAGATCGACTGCGTGCTACTTCTTTTCAAGACTTTGTATTTATTACAAACATTCAGCAAACTATTGCTTTTGACGCTGCTGAAACTCTGACTCGTTTTAACATTTCAGAAATTAGTAATGAGTTCCGTCCGACTAGAGCGCAGGTAAATGTCAAGCTAGTTGACTACGACAGTATTTATACAGTCCGTGTAACGCTTGATAACGGCACTGTAATTATTGGTAACCATCTAACGCCTTCTCTTACTGACAATAGCGGCGACACAAACTTTGTTAGTACAGAAACTATTGCTCAAAGGTTAATTAGTAACGAAGAGGAGATTCAAGGTACTACATCAAGCGGTAGCCCAACAATTACTAGTGTTAGTTCTGCTGATATTGCACACGTACATGAAGGTGAGCTAGTTACAGGTACAGGTATCCCAGCAAACACTTTTGTTGGTACTGTTGGTGACACTAGTTTTGGCCTTGTTAATGCAGCTGGAGCAGCAGTCAACGCAACTGCAAACGGTAGCACTACTCTGACTCTTGGTGAAGGTCTTGATCAAACAGACATCAACAACGAGCTAAACTTTGAGCGTCAAAACTCACAGATTCTAATTACTTGCGCTAACGCAACCCGGTTTATTCAAAACATTGTCGTGTCTGACGCCAGGGGTAACACCCTGATGGATGGCTTTTCAAACCAAGTTACCAGCATTACAGAGCTGCCTAGTTCTGATTGGCAGGGTTATACGGTAGTTGTTACGCCTGACGGTACTTCAAACCAAAGCTCTTACTACCTTCAGTTCAACGCAGAAGGTACAACAACAAACGGCGATTACGGTAACGGTGTTTGGGAAGAAGTAGGTAGTTGGGGAACTGCTGGTCAGCTTGATGACAACACGATGCCTCATGCGTTTATTTACTACAGAAACGATGACGCACTAGCTCGGTTCACCTTTCAACCGTTTAGCGGTGCTACTTACACAGATGGTAGTACTAGCTTTGATATTCCTGGCTGGACCTCACGGTTAGCAGGTGACGCAGAAGAACTTCCGCCTCCAACCTTTGCTGCTGACAGAATTAACGACATTGTGTTTTTCAAAAACCGTCTTGGTTTTGTAAGCGGTGAAAACGTCATCCTTAGTGAAGCTGGTTCTTACT